AAATGAAAAATTTGATGTGTATTTTTATGATGGTTGCCATTCAAGAGAAGCACAAAAACTTGCTCTTACACACTATAAGAAATACATGAAAGAATATTTTATATATTATTGTGATGACTACTGTAACAGCATGGATGTGGTGTTTGGTACCATGGAAGGAATAGCTGAAGCAGGTTTTGAGATAATTTATGACAAAATTTTATTACCACGAAGCAAAGATGCTTGGAGGAATGGAATTTATATTGCTTTGCTTAAGAACAATTAAGATGGCTTTACTGGCCAAACGATAAGACGAGGATCACTGGCATATGTCTGGGGAATATCGCGTAATGTTTGGCGATATGAAACCCATTGAGGGTTGTCTGGCAGGGAAACGTCACGCAACTGTGACCAATCACTTTCCACAAGAAGACCATTCCGTTTGCTTAACACATCATTCCAATAAGCAGCAAGACGATCTGGAACTTGGGTAAGCTGAAGAACTTGAGCTTTACCTTCTGCAACCTGCTGATTGACATATTGTTCCCATGTTTGATTACCTCCACCAAAAGGATTATAAGGTTGATCTTTTGCCATACGGCAAATCACCACATCACCTGTTTCATAATAACTGCCGTAATCAATATAGGTTGTCATATAATATATTTATTCTTTATGCGTTGTTCAAAAGAGGACTAGTGCAAAGATTTATGTTAAAATTATTGTTAAATCCGGGATTCATAACCAATCCACTAGAAGCGTTTGATGGTATAAAATATACCTTTCCATTAGGATGATTTATATGAAATCCATATGGTGAAGAACCCCCCACACTAGGAACCCTTAACGTTGTTATTGATAAATCATCTGGATCGATCCAAGCAATCAATGTTTGAGAACCAGATGTTGTGAAAATTTTTCCATTAGCTAATTTTGTTGGATGTTGGCAACCATTCAATCCTCCAGTTGAATAAGTGCTTATTGCATAATTATTATCGGGATCAACGACACCTAATACATTTCCAATAACTGGAACAAATATTATTTTACCATTTTGTGCTTGTTCATATAAGGATGAACCAGCAAGTATTGACGTGTCGCTTATTCCATAACTGCTGACACTATCATCAGAAGGATCAACAACCCGCATCAAAGTTATTCCGTATCCTGGAATAGGAGAGCTAAATACTCTTCCATTTCGTAATGTAATTGCTCGAGCATATCCTCCTGTTGATGGCAATGAAATGCTACTGATTGTGTCATTGGCGGGATTTATAACAAATATAAAATTATTAATATTTGTAGGAAAACAATATATTTTTCCGCTTGAACCTAATGCACCTCCTGCACATTTGTCGGATCCTACAGGTCCTATTATGCTTGAGACTGTATTATTACTTGGATCCAATATTGCTACAGCTGTATTACCATCAGGAATACAATATATTTTACCGTTAGGTGCCAACACACTTCCTTGATATTTCCCATTAGCATTTGCTTGAATAGGTCCAAACGTACCTATACTGTTATTTGAAGGATTTATAACATAACCAACTGTAGCAGTATAAGGTGCAAGATATATTTTTCCATTTGGTGCAATTGTTCCACCAGTAAATGCACTTGTTCCTGGGAAACTGCCGGAACTAAAAATTTCAAATGTTGCAGCACTTATAGAAATATTTTTATTGCTTAATTGCAAACCTTTAATGTGTGAACTTATGCTTGAAAAATTTGTATATGATGCACCATTTGTCCAACCCGGAACTTGCATGTGTAGAAACTGGTTTACCTGTTCTGCATTTCCTGTTCCGCTACTAGTACGACCCAGAAAACGGCTGTCCTGTAATTGCTGAATCTTATCGGTTGTGACACTATTATTCGCCAATTTTACGGTGGTTACACCCAAATTGCGTCTCATCTTGGCAGCGGAAAGTGCGGGGGTTATTGGCATAATATTATTTAATTTTTATTATTGAATGGATTTAAACATGTATTCAAGTTCCAATTTTGATTTAGATTAAAATTATACGATGTTATGCTTGTTGCTGTAGCAGGTATAAAAATTAATTTTCCATTCGGGGTCATTACCATATCAAGATAAGCGGAAGAAGCCACTGTTCCTAATCTTGTAACCGTGTTGTTTTCAGGATCCAATACTCCAAAAAAAGTGCCAGTCCATGAACTAAAATATATTTTTCCATTAGGGGCTAATTTTCCTCCAAATGAATTAATTTGTCCTGTTATTTCAGGGGCACATGAATATGTTGATATGGTATTGTTATTAAAAGGATCTATAATATATCCTATGCTGTTATTGGGGGTAAAATATATTTTTCCATTTGGTGCAACATTTGCACCATTTCCTAAACCTAAAGAGGGAACGGTGCCAATAACCGTAATTGTGTTATTGTCCGGATCTATTACTCTTAATAATGTTGCATTTATTGGACACAAATAAATTTTCCCATTTGGTCCCAACACAGGATTACAATAATTATACGTGGCTGTTGCTGCATAAGTTGCAAATGTACTGACGGTGTTATTGCTAGGATCTATAAGATAAAAAATAGAATTGCTGCTAGGTGCCGGATAAATTTTTCCGTTTGGAGCCAAAACTCCTCCTTCAAATGCATTATCTGGTGGAAGAGTGGCAATACTTGCATATGCTGTAATAGTATTATTACTTGGATCGATTAGTTGAAAAATGGTCTGGGGTACAACACCGCCACATGGAATACCATAAATCTTTCCATTCCCTGCCAACACACAACCTTGATAACGATAAGCGTCTCCTCCTGAATAAAAAGATCCGGCTCCAAATGTTGTGGTTGTATTTGTTACAGGATCAATAATCAATGCAACACTTGCTTGTTCTGGAAAACAATAAATTTTTCCGTTAGGTGCCAATACTCCACCTTCCCAGTTTTGGCTTCCCCCCAGAACAGGATAAGCATTCGTAGCGAAAACTTCCATGTAAACTGCACTAGCCGGTATGGTGCTATTAACCTGTTTAATCTGATTCAGATAAGCACTCAGACTCCGCCATGCTGTGGTGGCATTGAAGGGTGCGCTCAATGCGCTTGTGAGACTGATATCTGGATAGCTTTGTGTAGCGTTTACATTTCCATTTCCAGTTTGTGTATTATTCCGGCCTATGAATTCTCCTTGCCCTATTTGAAAAATTTTGTCGGTGCTAAAAGAATTATCCGCGAGTTTACGGGTTTCTATTCCGTTATCTCGTGCCATTTTTGCCAGATCTGTTGCGTTGCTCATGATTTTATTTAATTTTTATTGAAATTGGGGTTTGTGGCTACGTTTAAATTCCAATTATTATTTAATTGTATATTATCAGTGGTGACACTAATATTCGCGAATTTTACGGTGGTTACACCCAAATTGCGTCTCATCTTAGCAGCGGATAATTCGGGGGTTATAGGCATAAAATTACTTATTAAGCTTTGTTATAAAATGGACTAAGGCACACATTTTGGTTAAAATTATTGTTTGTATTAAAATTTAAACTTAAAAATGGGAGAGACGCTGATGCAGAAACATGAGGTCCAAAATAAATTTTTCCATTGGGATGAAGCAACCCAGTTGTATAGCTGGCACCTACCATGCTGATTCCCAGATTGGAAAGGGTCGTGAATGTGTCTGTGTCTGGATCAATTATACCAACAAATGTTCCAGTTGGTGCATTATAATTTACTCCATATATTCTTCCATCCGGACCCAACACTTGTCCAATATAACCCACAACAGCAGGATAAGTTGTACATGTGTCTGTGGCAGGATTCACCACCAGAAAACTATTACCAGTAACAGATGATATGCTATATAATTTTCCATTAGGAGCTAATGCAAATCCTGTTCCACTTGTGCCTGGTGCAAAAATACTGCTCACAGTTGACGTGGAAGGATCTATGATGCTTATGACGCTATAATTGGTTGGAGCACAATAGATTTTACCATTAGGAGCCACACAACCTGATATATGACCACCGTACACACCATTTATGCTGGAAACAGTATTATTGGTGGGATCCACAACCCGCATAATAGTGTTTCTTGTGCTGGTATTGCTGTTTATCCAATTAGGTATGAAATAAATTTTACCATTCGGAGCAAGAACACCTCCTTGATATCCAATGTAATAAACATTAGTATTATCTGGTCCTTTTGGAAAAGTGCTGTTTATAACAGTTACTGTATTGTTGGAAGGATCAATGACTTTAAGAAGTGAACTATTTCCGGGTGTGCAATATATTTTTCCGTTGGGAGCCAATACACCTCCATATGATTCGCCCACAACTCCAGAAAATCCAGCATAAGTGGAAAATGTTTCAGTATTTGGGTCTAACACACAGAATATATTGCTGTTAGTTCCTGGATAATATATTTTTCCGTTAGGAGCCAATACTCCTGCGTAAAGTGAACCATTACCCAAACTGGGTGTTATTTGTGGTCCAAAATATCGCAAAGTTATGTCGGTGTTTGATTTGTTATTTGTTGCGGCCACACTGCTCAGATAATATTGCAATGTACTCCAGTTGGTTATGTGTGCTCCTGTGGTCCAATCCGGTACCTGCACATCATACCAAGGTTGTACTTGTTGTGAGTTGCCAGTGCCTGCTGACATATTACGACCCAAAAATCGGTCACTATCTACCTGTTGTATCTTGCTGGAACTGGCCACGTTAGATTGTAAAAAATCACGGGTAACGCCCAGATCTCGGGCCATTTTTGCACCAGATAATGCAAGAGTAATAGGCATATAATTTATTTATTCAAAACCTGCTTCAGAAACACTGAAGGATTTTTATAATTATTGACCAGGAGGTGTGGGCCAAACAACATCATCAGGAGAAGAAAATGCTTCTGTTATATCCCGGAGTTTTTGACGATATTCTGCCCATGTCTGGCGATTTACAGGACTATCTGCACTTTGAGTCCAATCACTCTCTTGTAACAGACGATTCCTTTTTTCCCGTATTACAGCCCATTTAAAATTTGTTTCATCTTGTGATAACAAATTATAAATTTCCGAAGATGATGGAGGTGCATCATTTAGCAACCATTTTGTTACAATATATTGGTTATTATAAGGTGACAAAACAAGTTCATAATCCCCAGCTTTGATGTTGGGATATCTGCGTTGAAGAGCTAGAAGTATTTTGTCCATAAATTTTATAATTTAAATGCTGCAAATCTTACATTAAATGCTTGGCTGCTTTCACCACTATAAGCTTGTTCTTGATTCACCTGCATTTCAACATATTCTCCTACACCCAATCCTGTAAGGGCAGTTACACTCATGTGAGCATTAACTCCGTTAGTTGCAACTGTTGAAGAAGATTGAGCAACAGGAACTGCTGTTACTCCATTTTTGATAATTCTAAGATTTGATTGATAATATGCTTGATTGTTTAATGTTGCTGCGTTAGCAACAATAAGATAATTACCTGCTTTTCCGGATGGTATGGTTATGCGTGAATTATTGGAAGCAGGATCATGATATCCTGCACTATCAAAAAGATCTGCACCTGTGAGAGCTATGGTTGCGAATACTCCGGCTCCATAACTTATATATTGATTGTTTTCACGTGTGGCAATAACACCTTCTGAAACATAAGCAGC